AACACCCCCTAATAATTCTGTTATTATTGTTGGGATAGCTGCTAGTAGAGTAGATAATAATTGTGGTATACCTGTTAATATAGCTGTGATTGCTTGAACCACAAAGTCTACTACATCAGGCAAAGCTCCCACTATTGCACTTGTTATCTTTGGAGCTTCTGTAATAATAAATTGTACCAAATTTTGAACAATCGGTAAAAGTGTATCAGCTAATTGTGGTAGTTTTTCAGTAAGTAATATTACAATTCCGTTTATAATATTTGGAAGAGCGTCATTTAATAAAGCGTCTGCTAAAACAGGTAATAAAGCAATAATACCGTCTACTAAAGCTAGAACTACAGTTGGTAATCCCTCACCCAAAGCTATGATTAATTTAGGTATCTGTTCCACCAATACTTCTATTAACTCCGGTATTGCTACAGCCAATCCGTTTATTATTAATGGTGCTTGTTCAGCTATGGATATTGCAAAATCTTTAGCTTGTCCTACCAATCCGTCTACAAAGTCACTAGCTAAAGCAGCTGGATCGATCTCTTGATCAAGACGTTCTGTTTCTCTTTGGAATTGTTCTTGTGATATCTCACCACTTTGTAGTTGTTGTTGTAAAGAATCTCTCTCCCCTTGTTGTGCTTCTTTAGCTTGTTGACTTGCTTGGGTAGCTTGTGTTAATAATCCACCGATATCAGTTGTAAAAGCACCCCCAGTAACAAAACTTAATCCATTCTTTATACCATTACTCAAAGCCGTTACACTTTTACCAATCGCTTGAAACACTCCACTAAATACTTCTTTGATTACTCCAGCTGCCATTTTAAAACTTTGTATTAACTTCCCACCAAAACTACTTCCCTTCTTTTCAAACTCTTGATCTAATGCGTCTAATTCTGTTTGAACTCTCGCTATTGCAGCTGCTCTATCTTCCTCTGATAATCCACCTGTAGCTACTTCAACATTTGCTAACTTCTGTTCTAATGCAAAACGTTGTTCTAAGTAGTTTTTTTCTTTCTCTAGTCTTTCCCTACTCCTTTCATTTAATTTGCCATTTAAATCCTTATTTAAACGATCTATTTCACTTGTATACTCTCCGTATGGTTGTGAAAATTGTGCGATTACTTCTCTTTCTGCGTTTAATCTCTGTTGTCTAAATATTTCTTCTAGTTTGGCAATTCGTTCTTGATCGGTTCCAGCTTCTTTTAATAACTGTATAGATTTTTGTTGCTCGATGTCTAATTCTTGTAATACTCCTTTTTTCGCTAGTGACAATCTATTTTCTGATATTTGTCTATCTATATCTTCCATTATCTGAGCTTGTTTATTCTTACTGTCTAATATTATTTGCTCTTCGACTTTGGAGAAAGCTTGTAAAGCTGCTTTGTTATCGTTTCTTTGTTTATCTGTTACAGCTTGGATTTGTTTTAAACCTTCAGCTTGAGATATCACTCCGTCAGCAATTTGCTTTTCAATAATGCCTAATCTCTCATTAGCTGCTACTTCATTTGCATTTGTTAAAGTTTCAAATGTTGTCAATTCAGCGTCTATCTTTTGTTTTTCCTCTTCCTTGATCCTATCAATTTCATTTTGACCGAACCTTATATTTTGTGCTTCTAATTCTGTTGCTCTATCTATTTGAGATTGCAATATGTCTATTGTTGCTTGTTCTGTCAAAGCTAATACAGACTCTTGATAATCTTTTTCTAATGCTAATCTCTTCTTGGTGTTATTGCCTATAAACTTTAATTCTTGGTCATATATTGTTTTAACTTGTGCTAGACGTTGTTCTAATGCTACTGCTACCTGTTCTGTTTCATGGGCTCGAAGGACATCTAATTGTGATTGTAGTTTTTCTTCAAAAGTTTTACGAGCTTCTAAAGCCTTTTTAAAATCTGCTCTATACTTTTTTATTTGTGATTGTCTTCGTGCCTCTTCGTCAGCTATTGCTTTTGCGTCTGCTTTTGCTTTTGCTTGAATTCTAGCTTGTTCTGCAGCTGCTAAACCGTCATTAAAATTCCTTGAAGCTGCACTAGCATTGTTATACATCGCCATAGTTGAACTTAACTGAGCTTCCATATCTCTTAATATAGCTAGTGTATTACCACCATTTGTTTTTACATCAGCTAACGAACCACTAAACATTTGAGTTGCGTCTGATACTTTTTTACCTAATTGTATTTGTGTTATTTGACGATTTGCAAATTGATCATAAGCGTCTTTGACATCTTGAATAGCTTCCATATCTTGTTGCATTAAGATCTTACTTTCTTCCCTTTGATTATTTAATTTTTCCTGTTCTTCGGTTAATCGTTCTGAAACATCGGATACCTCACTAATAGAAGAAGCTTCTAAAGCTAAAGCCATAGCATGATCAACAATAATATTTTTTCCGTCTACCATGATTCTAAACAAATTACCTTCTGCTAAACCTCTTTGTACTTGTTTATCTGTCATTCTATCAAGAGTATCAAGACCCCTTTCTATTTCGTCTGTCAACTCTCCTCGAAGCTCTAATTCATTCTCAATAGCATTAAGATCCTTTGTCCTATCTACTCCGGTAGATACTCCTTCCATTCCACCCTTGATACGTTCATCATTCATGCGTTTTATAGCGTCCCTAGACTCCATAACGGCTTTGGTGTACCTTTCTTGTTCCTTTGTTGCGTTACTACTACCTACTGCAAAAGCTGTAACAACTCCTACTAGAGCTGTAAAACCCGCTATTAAAGGAAGTATACCCCCACTTGAAGCTATAAAAGCTAACATAGCTACTCTTAAAGCACCAAAAACAGTAACACCAGCTTGAACACCGGATACCATTAAAGTAATAGCAGAAGTCAATTTAAATACTCCAGCTGCCACTGTAGCTGCTACTATCGCTTTACCTAAAGTAATAAACAATGGAATTAATGATACAATTGTTTGCGTTAATCGAACAGCTTGAGTAATGATACTTATAAAACCAGCTGCTATTTCCTCTTGATTCTCGTTGATGTTTTTTAATGTTTCACCAAACATATCAGCGAACATGGATTGAAATAAAGCACTACTAGCTTGAAAGGTTTCTGTAAACATATTGACCAAACCAATCAAACCACTATTATCATCACCACCAATCACTTCTTTTAATGGATCTGCGAAGGTATCAAATATTGTTAGTTGTAACTCTTCAAAAGCTGATTTTAAAATAGCAAAACGACCAGCTACATTATCTATCATAGAGTTATATGTTTCTTCTGCTCTACCACCACCCTCTTCAAATTTTTGTACTAACTCATCAAATTTAAAAGTTGTTCCACCAACACCTTGAGAAGCTAATCGAAATTGTTCTGTCAACTTTGTAACACTACCACTTGCTCTTTTTCCCACTAACTGAGTAATATCAGCTAGATCCATGTTTGCATTTGATAATGTTTCTATTATCTCTTTAAACGATCTTACTTTTGGATTTACATCATCAACACTTAAATTATATCGTTCTAATGCCTCTTCAGCTTTCTTTGTGGGATTTGCTAGTGATATCATCATTTGACGAAACTGAGTACCAGCTGTAGCACCTTGTACCCCTAAATCTCGAAACATACCTACTGCAGCTGTTGTTTCTTCCAATGACATACCTAATGCCGATCCTACTGTACCAGCGAACTTCATGGCATTTGTTAATGACTCCATAGATAACATGGTTTCTTGTTGTGCTATCGTAAAAACATCAGCTATTCTTGTTGTATCCGTTGTAGCAAGTCCAAATTGCTTCATGGTAGCTGCCATTAAAGACGTTGCACTCGTTAAATCGGTCGCACTTGATCCAGCTAGGAACAAACTTGGAGCTATCGCAGCTGAGATCTCTGAAGCTGTAAGACCTGCCCTTCCCAACTCAATCATAGCATTACTAGCTTCAGTAGCTGAAAAGGCTGTACTCTTACCTAAATCTCTAGCTGTTTTCTCTAATTGTTGCATAGATAGAGAAGCTTCACTTGTTGCGTCTGATAGATCTGTAAAACCCTTAATAGCACCTAAAGTAGATAGTGACTTTTCAAATGCTACACCTGTTTGTACTGTACTCTTTGCTAATTGACTCAATCCAGCTACTACTACCGCTAAACCCCCAATCGCTAAACCGGTCATAGCTTTGTTTAAACTACCTACTGCATTTTGGAAGGTGTTCAAACCATTTTGAGCTTGTGCAAGCTCCTTTTTAAACTGTTTGGTATCTATATTTAATGAAGCTGCTATGCTAGTGAGAGTTGCCATACTATCCTCTTTTGATATTCTATTATATCATTTACTTTACATTTAACCCCATAGCATTTATTTTGCTTAATAAAATTTCATCTCGTTCCTTCGGTGACTTACCACTAGCTCTTAATTTCCGTTGTGTTTGTATACTCTTAGCTCGACGTGCTTTTTTATTTCCACCCAATCCTATAGCGATAGGTTCAAAAACCATATTAAGCATTTTTGCTTTATGCCTAACGATACACCTTGCAATAAAAGATATTTGTTCAAAAGATAAATCTAAGATCCGTTCTAGGTCATATCCACTTTCTAAAAGTGTTCCTATCACTTCCTCTAATTCTTCTACTATTTCGCTTTCTGTCTTCTTTTTTGGAGTTACGGCTAGCTTGCCATTTCGAGATTTTGAAACGCTCCTATCGTTCTTTTTGCTAGCCGTATAAATAAAGGGATTATAGCACTTAGAACATCCTCAATAGGGAATAAATCAAGAGCGTCCTCACACTCATAACCATTATTTATAGCTTGTTCTTTCAACTCTTTTACTATTTGGGGATATGCAAGATCAAAACACTTACCAATAGCTGTTAAAAACTTCTCATTACTTGCCAATGATAACAACATTTCTAGTATATTTGTTTCATCGGATATATTGAGATTGAATTCTATATCCTTTACTTCCTCAATAATACGCAAAATTTTGATTTGTTTTCTAGCTGATATAGAAGTAGCAAGATCGTGTTTTACACCAAAAATATCAGTAACTGAAACCATATCCACAGGAACTAAATTTGCGAATAGTCCTTTTAATGATTCTGTTGCTTGTTCTAGATTTTCTTTTGGATCTTTTTTTATTTCGTCTTGATTTGACATTATTTATCCTTTGTTATTGTTTAATATACTCTTTGTAATCTTATCAAACCTTCTTCCGGTGGGAGAGCATTACCTTGCCAATCATGAGTAGAGTTTAATACTTGGAATGAGAATTCGAATTGATGTTCCTCTGTAGCTGTTAATGGAATACTGAAACCACTTTCACTTTGAACTTTCCAAGCATAAATATTTAACGTGTTTCCACTTGAAGCCATTTTATGTTCGATGAATATAGCAGCTTCTGTATTTAAAGGATTACCACCAAAAGCGAATGTTCCGAATGATGAACTGTTTGTAGTAGCTCCAGCTCCCAACGCAAATACGAAGTTATCAAAATCCCATTCTATTGATGTAAAATTAATCATAGCACTTTGAGCTGTTGCAAAGGAATAAGTAACTATCTGTGGATTACCTTGTACTATGTTTCTTTTATCACTTGTCAATTCTATTGTAATACCGTCTTCACCGATAAAACCAATATCAGTAGTAGGTGTTATGTCACCGGTAAAACTAGTAGGTGGATCCGGATTTGTATCTTGCCACGCACCTAATTTTATAACGCCCGGCCCGAATGATATATTATTAGTATTTCCAATTGGTTGATTTAATGCCATGATAGACTCCTATGATTTTTGTTTATTATATCCTATTTTTTTACTTTCTGTAGACAGTTGATGTAATTCTTCTTTTGATTTATCATTCAGCCACCCACATCTTCTACATAATATCGTCAATTTATCTGTATTCCCATTCTCTTCCTTCCAATGATAGTACATCACTAAGTCCTTATATCTTATCCTAATTTGTTTTTCTAATATATCAATAACACCTATTCTAATATTACATTTTGAACAATGCCAATGAATTAGATTATCATCTTGTTTTTTTTCGTCTGACATTCTATCCCACCATTAAAGCTATAAAACTTCCTCTACAATACCACGATCTTACTTTATCATTATAACCACTTATAGGTCTTGTAGTTTCTTCCATTAAACCTTTTAAAGTAAGACTCTCGTGCATTATTCTTTGAGCATGTAGAGCTAACGTGCATTTATGATACACATTAAGTGTTTCAGCTGAATTTTGACTTGAATATGCGTATATATATACTGTTGTTTGTTGTAACTTTTGATTGTATGCCATATCTCCACCAGCTAACTCTAGTATGATACATGGCAATTGTCTAGTTACATCATCAAAATCCATATAATGAGAAGTATGTACTCTTTCTCCTACTAGATCCGTAATATCTGACGATTCTAATAATTTTAATCGTATCAACTGTAACAATTCTAATGGATCGGATCTATCACTCATTTTACAGCCTTCTTGAATTGTGTTCTTAATGTTTTTACAAAAAGACTTTTTACTTCTTTGGTTTTAAAACCTTCTGTAATTGGATCTCTTGGTAACATAACTCTTGTTCCTAACACGATTCTACTAACTTCGTCATTTGGTTTATATGTAATAGCATATTCATATTGATTTGTGGTATTCCCTTGTATAGATCCCATAAACTTTCCACTTGATGTTCCTACCTCAAACTTTTTACGATCTGACAATCCTTTGATGTTTCCATGTCTTTTCGCATAAGGATGATCCAATGCACTCAGATCATCTAATGAATATGCTTTTTTACTTGCGAAACCTTTAACCTTCTTTAATATAATAGATCCGGTCTGAGAGATAGCTTTAGCACTTGCCTTAGCTAACTTCTGTTCTGCTTTCTTTAAAAAGTCTAGTTGTGATCTATCAAATCGTATTCCAGTTTTTCCTTTCATTATCCATTCATTCCAAAAGTCACTATCATTATAGATCTTTATAATGTTTTTTGCTTTTGATTACTTAAAGATTATTTGTCTTCTGAAGTTACTTTAAAATTTCCACTTTCATCTATTGTGATACGTTCATAATCAAACTTCGGTAACTCTACACCAGCTATTATATTCTCTTCACCTGTGTTTATAATAGGGTGAGGTTTTGCACCTTTCTGAATGATTTCTATTAAATCATCTACTTCTCTCCAAAAAACTTTCTCTCCACCATACAACCTTTCTTTACAAGCTACAATATATCCCAATGCCTTATTTAACTGAATAATTGCCATTTCTTTAAAAGGCATGTATGCGTCACCAGCTGTCATACAAGCTCTTTCAAAACATATCTCAGCTGTTTCCATATCTCCTTCATTTACAAACTGAAGACCTAGTGATAACCATGCATGACCATTGTATTGATTATCTTCTAATTCCTTCACTAACATATTAGTATATGACTTTAACTTTTTACCCATTTTTTCCGGTGTATCGTCTAATCCTAGATTCAACCATGCATAAGGGAAGGCTTTTATAGAAGGAGATATACCATTAGCTTGTAACTCTTTTAAACTTTCATCTAAATTCTCATGAACCCTAGATCGAAACTTCATGATACCAATTGGATCTACTCTAAACAATCTTATAGATTGACTTGTAGAAGCTGCAATATCTGATCCTTTGGGTAGTTTATTTTTATATGTAAACATGTATCCCCATGTATCATTCAACTCAACACACCTCTTTATAGACGCATTATTTTGAACATTTGAACACTTTAATGGATTTTCATCAGGATCATAGAATAAAGCCCATGATATTCCTTTGGGTAATAGATCCTTCCTAATGTATTCTACTGCTTTATTTCTACATTCAGCTAAACCTTCATCTTCCACAAACTTATGAAACAACCATGTTACTTTATACATTTTAGCAAGGTATAATAACTTCTCACTTCTTTCTTCTTCTGAAGTCCACACCAATACTATTTCATCACATACACTATACATTAAATCTAGTTTTTGAGCGATAAATTCTGTTTCCTCTTCTTCGTAACACAACATAAAACCACATATTCCATTGGCTGGATTGTATAGTTGTACTTTTACGTCATCAGCTTGGATAATATGATCATAAGTATCCTTCCCCAAAAATAACGGATTCTTCTCTTTATCTATATTGTCATAAAACTTCTTTTTATGAAGTCTATCAATATTCCTTACATGACTCAAATGTCTAAATCTTATATTGCTAACTCTAATACCTATTGAGCTATATTCCGGTGAGTTACCACAGTGTAAACCTACCTCTTCAGATCCACTAACGATCCTTAATGGATTTTTTCTAGTTTTAAACAACCTTGAACCGGTCATACTTCCTTTTAAATTTGATCCGGTTGTAAAAGGTTCATCTACCCTAACTAGATTCATTGTTTCCCAATGATTTATCCAGCTTACATGATACATACATACCAATGGATCAGGATGTTTTACAAGTCTATTAAGATGATCTTTTGTTAATCTATCCTCAAATACTTCATCAGCGTCTATACTAAATATCCAATCAGCTTCCATTTTCTCAGCCAACATGTGTGTTTTATTTCGTTCTTCACGTTCATTAAAACTCTTCCAATCGGTATAACTTAGATTACATTCTATTCCGTCTGTCAATATCGTTATATAGTTTTCAAAAGCTTCTATTATTTCATCTTCTTGATTACATTGTACTAGAGATTCTGCAAACTTTCTCTCTTCCGGTGGTAGACTATGTAGTAAGTTACTATCATAACTATTTAATATCTCTTTTGGATTGTTTGTTAGTAGTATTGCGAAACCCTTCAAACCTATCTGTATTGCTCTTTTGATTGAACTTCTGAATTGAGCAAGATCGTTTACACATTTAAAAGCAACTCTATAAGCTCCGATGACCTTTTGATCTCTCTGTGTTTCCTCTTCCCACTTCTTATAGAATACATCACGATTATGTAAACCACCTAATGTTTCTTTATAGTACTTGTTTAATGTACTATGGGCTTTGTGATCTATGAATGTATCTTTTACGATCAACATTTGATATCCAGCTTTTATAGCACGATAACAAAGATCGTTGTCCTCGAAACCACCAATCTTAAAACGTTCATCAAACAAATGAAACTCGTTATTAACTTCTTCTATTAAATCATTCATACATTCTTGAGATATTGAAATACAAAAACCGGATAGAAAATCTGTTCTTAAATATTGACCATTCAATTGTACTCTATATTCTTTGGCAAACTTATCTAATCCCATTGTCTTATAGGCTTTTATATTCCCTTCATTTGCTACATTCTGTTCTCCAGCTACTTCAAAAGAACAAGCACCTGTAATACCTACTTTTCCACCTAACATATCTATGTCTACACTATCCCTTCCTAGCATAGATAAAGAGCTTGTTTGTGCCTTTTTGGTGGAGTGTGCATAGTATAATGATTGTTGCCAACCAGCTGTAACTATAGTGTCATCATTCAAGACGATTGTTTGATCAATAGTGTCTTTGTAGTAGTAAGTCTGTAAGTGTGTGATTCCCTTATTTACTGATCTTCCAAAACCTAGAGGAAGTGAAGACCATAATATTTTATATTCAAAATTTTCTGCTCCATAATCATTTTCAGCTTGTTGACATAGTACTTCTACTCTACTCCTTGTCTTATTAGCTTCGTCTAAATCCTTAGCATTAAAAGATAACACTAATGTTCCTTGTCCTCTCCAATGCTTTATGATTGACTCAACACAATTTTCTAAATGACTAATTCCCATTGTAGGAATAACTATAGCAAATCTCATGTGACCTCCTTTGTGTCTTGTTGGTTTTTGACTATGCTATATAGTAACACATTATCTATTAAATACATTAAAAAAAGTTTATTTATTTATTGCATTTTGTATAATAATGGGTTATATAATTAGTACTAGATCGGTGGTTATCCCAAACGATCTTAGAACCAAAAACTTTCTCAACAACGGAGCTTAATATGACATTAAAAATACAAAATATCTTTATCTTTAATCAAATACCTATTGATAAAATTAAAGAAGTGACAGATTACTTAGAATGTAAAGAATATCTATCCATAAATATAGATACTATGGAAATGGATCAAATGACCAAATACCCATGTTTGGTTGTTAAAAATAAACCTTCTGTATCATGGTTAAGAGTAAAAAAAGTGTTCTTTCTTACTTCGGTTGGGTGGATTGAAAAAGAAGATTGTGAAAAAATGATTGAAGAGGGGTATGATTTTCATAACATGAATGATATCAAACCTCTAGCTCATAGAATAGATCATGAAATACTTGATAGTGGGATATGCACTTTTAAATTTGATAAAATAGAAAGAAAAAAAGTATTACAATGGATAAAATAATAGTTGCAATATCGTATCACATATTGTATAATAATATTACTAACCAACGGAGTATATGATGAATAAACAAAAAGAAATCCTTCCACCGGAATACTGCCTAGCTGAATGTATAGGTATAAATATTAAAATAGAGAAGATAAAAAAACTCATGGAACAAGTCATGCCTTATTCATGGGAAGCCGAAACAAAACATGCTCATGGTTTTTATTTGGAGTTACAAGATCAAGTAAAAACATTAGAGGATAGAATACAAATGATTAAAGACTATGTATGGGATAATCACAATATACAACTACTCATAAACAAAAAAGGAGCTTAATATGATTGACGAAACAACATACGATTACCTAACTACGCAAGGTGATCAACTTCATCAAAGATTTATGCATTTCTCTTTGAAAGAAGAAGAATTGGAGATAGAAATAGACTTCCTTGAATGGAAGAAGTTACTAACAGATATTCAACATTATGTAAGTGTTATGAATAAACACTATGAGGACATCAAAAGAAAGTTAGGTCAACTTGAACACTTAAAACAACATGGCAATAATGAACATGGTATGTATAATTATCATGGTGATATTGTAGCTGATCTAGCTGAGTGTCAAGAGATCTATAATGCTCTATCCATGAGAAAGATAGAGATCGATGATTGTTATATTACAGTATATAATAGAGCTACTTACAAAAGTGACGGATCTGAAAGATTTAATATAGAATAAGACTATGATAATAGCTGATGACCATAAAAAATATGAAACTATCAATATTGTTTTACATGGTAGTTTCTTACATTCAATACATAGAATAAATGATATACAACGTCATAAAGTCTTTTCAAAAACGGCTATGCGTTGTGTATTAAGTCCTCAATATTGGAAGGGTTCAGATAAGACGAAACAAAACCTACTACATTCTCTAGCTCTTAGAGGGTATGGATTAGACAATGGTGCTTACATAGATTACAATAAGGGTACTGAATTTAATGGTGATCTATTTAAAGTCATGTGTAAAGATCTTGGTAATGGGTCTGATTGGATAGCTATACCGGATGTGGTTGGTGATAGTGTAGCAACACTTAAACAAGCTAGATACTGGTTTAATGAGCTTGAAAAGTTAGACCTTGACACAAACTTATTAATTGTTTGGCAAGATGGCATGACTCGTTCCGATCTACTTCCTTATATAAAAGACGGATATGGTGTTTTTGTTGGTGGAACAACGGAAGGGAAGTTGTCAGCTATTCCTATGGTATCCTCTTTGTGTCTAGAATATGGTGTATGGTGTCATGTCGGTAGAGTAAACACTATGAGAAGAGTACAATATTGTAAAGCTCACAAAGTAAAATCTGTAGATGGAAGTGGTTTTTCAAGATTTCTATGTTCACATAAACAATTTGTAAAATATATGAAATTCAAAGAAGAACAAATTAGCTTATTTTCTGAAAAAACATTAGATTTTACAGACTTAAAAACATTTGAACAAAGATTAAAAGTATTTGGTATTGATAAATCAGTATACGAACATATATTAACAACAAACACAGATTATATAGGATTGGGTAAAAATGAATACAAACAAAATAGTTCTTATCTCCGGTGGGATAGATAGTACAATATTAGCTACAAGAGCTGCACATGATAACGTTTTAACCGGTAATAAAACATTACTACTACATATTAGTTATGATCACCCAGCTAGAGAAGTTGAAGAGATAGCTAGTTTTAATGTATACAAACATATAAATGATACTTATAAGAATACAGTAGAATATAAGTGTGTGAAGGTTCCAATAATCGCAAAAAGTATGTTTATAGGCAATAAAGAGAAGGGTGCAAGGGTTGTGCCTAATAGAAACTCTATAATGTTAAATATCGCTATAAATGTCGCTGTATGTAATGATGTAAAGATTATTGAATATGGAGCTGTATTAGATGATCTGAATGATTATGTAGATTGTAGAAAAGAGTTTTTAGACAAGATGAATGATCTAGCTAGTGATTGGGGAGTAAAAATAGAAGCTCCTCTAATGAATTTAAATAAATCGGATGTTTTATATGAGATAGGTAGTGATGTAAGTTTAATTCATTGTTCTTCTTGTTACGAACCAAAACTATATGAAGATCGTTGGGTATCCTGTGGGGAGTGCAATAGTTGTATTAGTAATGGATTGTCATTTGGTTATCAACAAATAGTAAATACTATGAGAACATCATGAGAAAATATGCTATTAAAGAAATATTTTACTCCATACAAGGTGAAGGATATCATGTTGGTAAACCAGCTATATTCATACGTTTTACTGGCTGTAACTTTTGGAATGGTAAAGAGAAGGATCGATCAAAAGCGATATGTAACTTCTGTGATACAGACTTTTTAAAAACTGACGGTCAAAATGGTGGTAGATATACATCATGTGACTTGATAGATAAGATTAAAACACTATCAAAGACTTGTAAATATGTTGTTCTTACCGGTGGGGAACCTTTGTTACAAGTAAATCATGACCTTGTAGAAAAGTTTAAAGAGAATGAATATTATGTAGCTATTGAAACTAATGGATCAAAGATACCACCAAAGAATATAGATTGGATCTGTTGTAGTCCGAAGTCATTAAACAAACTTAATATTATGGAAACTCATGAATTAAAAGTTGTTTATCCAGCTATTGATCCACTTCCTTATTCAAAACTTATAAAAGCACAACATTACTACATACAACCATTAGATCATATTGATCCGATAAAAAGAAAAGAGAATGTAAAGAAGTGTATCGAGTATTGCAAAGAAAATACTAAATGGAAGTTATCAATACAAGCTCATAAATATCTTGAAGTTGATTAAATAAAAAACTTTTTTAAATTTATTTCATTATTTGTTTGCACTATAATACAATATGTTGTATACTTAAAGAGTAGGACAAAACTTACCAATAAAACAACGGAGAATAAAATGACTACAAAATTAAACAAAGGTACAGCTACTACAAAAGAAGATCTAAGAAACATTAGAAAAGAAAAAGGGATTTCCTCTTATGATGTTGTTGATCCTGTTATTATCACTAACAGCGTATTAGTTACAATTCTTAAAGATTCTTTTGGATCTGAGTTATTTGTTCGTTATCTTATGGAAGATCTTGAAGAGGAATATATGGTTACTCTTCACGAAGAATGCATGAGATTCTTTATTGACTTTGGACTACATAACGTAGCTACAAAGCAAGAGAGAACAAAAGCTTGTTCAACATTCCTTAAAATGAGAACATCAAATAACCCTAGAATCTAGGGTTAATCAGTAATATTAAAACCTTCATTGATCGCCTTCTGTTTCCATGTAGCAAGGCGATCTCTTAATTCTGTATTCTCTTTTTCAAGGTGTTCGACCCTTGTTTTGAATACTGCTAGTTGTTCTCTCAGATCAGCTATCGCTTCAGCTGTTTCTACTCTTTCCTTGTCACGTTCTGCATAGAGTTTGATCATGTCGTTACGAAGTCTTTTTACTTCATCTCTTAGATCATCACGATACATATTTTGATCTTCTCTTTGGATATGTTTCTCATCAAGAGCAGCCTCTTGTTTGTTTTGCCAATATCTCCAAGCTCGTTCCGATGACGCAGCTCCGATCAAGGTCACTATAATTGTCGCTATATGTTCCCAACTAATCATGACTACTCCCTTAACCTTTGTGCTATTTGTCTGTGTAATTTTTCCGTTCCTAATCTCCACACTAGGAATATAGAACTAACAAATTGTAATATAAAACTTGCTAATAGTCCAGCTTCATGTATACCACACTTCAATATACTTACAATGGATAGTAATGTAAAAAACCAGTATAATCTTGCTACAAAGTATCTTTGCTCAAGACTTTGTAATAGTACACCAATAAATAAAGATCCACCAACAACAATAGATAAAAGGATTAAAATAAATACCATGCCACTATCTATAAATTGACACGACACAAGACCTAATAAATGGAAGGGATTTAAAATAACCATTAACAAAGATAATGATAACTCATATAACTGAGTATCACTATATTTGATAGCTGTTTTAAAGTTTTTCCAAAGACGATTCATGTCGATAGTATAACATGAGATCGATGTTATTTTTTGTTGTTCATGTTTCGTTTTTTGATTTTATATATTCTCATGTGTATGTATCTCTCAGATAATGTCGTATTTTTTTTTAAATACTCTCTCAAAAGATCTAACTCTTCATCTAAGAATTTCCTGTTTGCATATTCTATAGAATATAAATAATTGTAGTTTATGCCGGTCGATTTAGATAAATGATTGATTGTGGTTCCACACTTATGTAGAATGTATTGTAGAAGTTTATTGTCAATTGTCATGTCCTTTCTCTACGTTCTGCATACACTATTTGAAACCTATTAATACCTACACCTTCTTCCAATATCATTCCGGTAGCTAGATATGTTTGATTACTCTCTAGATCCATAATGAGATCACCAGCTTGTATTTTATTCTCATCATTTGCACAGTATAGAGGTATCATTATCTTTATGTTTCCGTTCTCCACTGTTCCACTCCTATCATTATTCCAATTCTGTCTAGAAGCTGATATTTGTGCGTTTATACAACTGTAAATAATGTTTTGAACCTTCACACTAGATCCGTCTAATCCTCTATACTTTACCTTAACAGTTTTACCATTCAATCCTGTAAATACTATCCTAGTGATTGTTTTAAATATCTTTATACCTTGCCTTAACTTCGCACTTGTAAAAGATAATGTTTCACTTTGGGAAGTGTCTGTATTGTCTGTTCCTTCTATAACTGCTGATCCTGTTGATGTACTACCTAACTCTAATAAAATAGAACAGGGCTGGAAGGGTGTTGGTAAACTATCAACAATCCCAGTATTATCTATTGTTGTAGATTTTCCGGTTGTAGATTGACGTTTAACACTTATTCTATTTCTAGCTAGACTTACTAACATCTTCGTTCTTTGGTTCTTGTGGTTTATGTTTAAAGTTTGTTCCACCTGTTTTTAAATCGTACTGTGTAAAAGTATTTTGATCTATAATGATATCACCTTTCACTTGATATAAATGTTTATGATGAAACACACAACCTAACTTTAATAGACCCTCTAGATCGGTTTGATTTGGTTTGTCACACAATATTATGATGTATCTGTTTTTATCTTTTGGAAGTTTTTTAGCTTCCTCAACACTTCCATAAAAACATGTCTTTTCTCGTTTATAAAATATGGTGTTTTTTACTTGTACTTTGTGTGTATTTGTTTTCATGTAGATATCTTTATCTGTAAGATTATAAATCTGTGTAGATCTTTGATCTACTCTATTTAATGGTGATAGACTTCCTATAATATACATTTTTATCTCCTTGCAATAGATACATTATATCATTTTAATATGAAGCAAGATTTTTTTTATTACTATTGATATCAATTGTCACTCCCACGTTATTTATTTTACGACCTTTCTTTTTTGGTTCGGTGGGTGGTTCCTTACATTGTACTTCTAATGGTGCTACATTTTGTGTCACTTCCTTCTTTACTATTTTCTTTCTTGGTCTTTGTATTCCGGTAACATTACGACTTTTCTTTTTAGATCGTTTTATCTCAATAACCTCAACACTTGATTTTACTTCTTTCTTTGAAACATCACCTATAACACTCTCTCCATACAATCTTTTTGTGTTCAAAGCTATTCTACTTGCTATCTTTTCAACTTCTGTTTTATTTAAATCTATGTCGTATTGATTGTGAATCACTATATCTAGTTTGTATTTTTTTGATAATCTCCTTATTCTCGTTTTAAACTGCGTTAGCCAACTTTGTTGATTTGGTTTGATCAACTTGTTGACATGAGAAGTAAAAAGTATGATTTCAAAGTCATATACAGATAGCTCTAATATTAAAGACTCTAAATGTCTATTATTCCATTTGTGACTAGCTCCACCTTTTAACTCATCCATTCCAATCATTACATAAACATACTTCGGTAAATCATTAAGTGACTTACTCCAATAGTACAATTTTTCATGACTACTTCTCACCTTCTGTAGTAGATCATTTGTATTCTTTCCTCTTATTGATGATAATCTCACCGAAGACATATTATCGTAATTTCCTAATATACGATCTTCTAGTCTGATTTGATCTTTCTTGTATTGATATACACTATCCTGTAGTAATAAAATTCCATATTTCATTTTTCACCTCTGATGTTTGATATTGTTAATTGATAAGCTCCTAAATAAGCTCTGTATTTATAAACTAGATCAGCTCTATAACTAATCATTTGCCATATTTGATCTAAGAATTCTGTCCTTTCTAAATCTTCTCCAATGTACCTTCTAAAGTGAATGTCATCAAAATGAGGATACATAGATATATCTCCTAACTTCTCATGTACTCTATACTTTATCCCTTGTTTTTGGCACTCTGTATGAAGGTATTGATCTATTTTAGATATAGATTGACGGATAATAACCAATTGATCGTTATTTTGTTCCAGCTTTATATCTAATATCACTTCGTTTACTGCTAGTTTATCCATTTGTAACTCCGTTGTAATATGTAGCAAGAGAGGATCGTTATTTATGTCAGAATAAAAAGGCTCTTGCTACTCTTCTATTATAACTCAAAATGCAATAGAATACAATTATATAAATACCAAAGAATATTATTTTTAATTATTTTATCTTTTTTCCTTGCATACTAACACGAAACGTATTATGATTAAGTATAACAATAAATCAACGGAGTATGTTATGGCTAAAAAAGAAAAAAGAAAGGGTGGTAAGTGGATATCGGTTGTCAAAAGGAGAGCCATTTATTTTAGAGATGGTCACGTTTGTTGTTTCTGTGGAAGAGATGAACAAACCATAATCTCAGAATGTGATAAGAATTGGGATATGCTTTCATTAGATCATATTCGTCCTTATAGTGAAGGTGGTTCTAATGCAGCCAATAACCTTATAACGTGTTGTAGAGATTGCAACACAAAAAGAAAAACAAGAACACCTATGGAGTTTGCTGATCATTTGATTAAAGAAGGAGTCATGACTACTGAGGATAAAGCACTATTAGCTATCAAGATCTGTAATATCGTAGTAACAGATGATTCTAGATCCAAAACCCTTAACACCCTTCACAACAAAGGCTTTTACGATAAAGCTCAAAATTATCTAGATCGTAAAAATGAAATTTAAAATAATTTTAAAATAAAGCTTGCAATTTGATAACACACATCGTATAATATAATTACTAACCAACCAACGGAGTTAAAAATGTCTTTTCAACCACTATACAACGTCTTTACTAATATTGAAAATATCTCTAATTTTATCTATGGCTTAGGAATAGATAATATCAGTGTAATCTGTGAAAATGATCACGTTGTGGTCAAAACAACAAATAAAGTCATAGTTTTACAAGACTACATAGAAGTCCGATTGGACTCTAATCATGATGTAGTTGGTATTCCGACCGATTTCATTCAAGCTCAAATCGGAATGAATAGAACAGAATACATAGACAAAAATCAATCTATAGAAGTGATTACTAAATTTATCAAGTCAGTGATAAAAGGGTAATCCTTTTATTCCACGACCGGAGTTACTTCTGATGATTCCGGTTGTGGTTCCGGTTCTACCTTCCCTTGAGGAGCTGAACACGATTTAAAACCATATCGGATCTTTAAATCTCTTATTACTGTTGGGGTATCACAAACGTAAACATATCCCCCCTCTTCATGTGATATCTGTACCACTGAGAAATATGATGTATATTCTTTGTGATGATCTTTTTTCTTTTTAGCCCACGTTACCATAAATACTTCCTCTAGCGAATAATCGCCTATGTTTGTTTAAGATTCTTTTTGCCATTTTGGGAATATATGATCCCTCATTACTTCCCAAATCGTAACTGTATCCACTTGTTTTTTCTGACTTAAAACCTACATGACTCTGTTGATTGAACAACGATACAGCTATTAAATTTCCAGCATATACTAGATCACTTGGTACACTAGCAAAACCAGCTTTATAAGTACATTCTACTATTGCCCTTCCACTAGGTAAGGGATAATACAAAGGGTCTAACTTGATGATACCTATATCCTTATCTATTACATACGTTCCATTATTAGAAGTTGTTGTAGTAGGTTCAACTAACGATCCAGCTATTGTCAATCCCACTACACTTATTACCGGTCTATGTTTCAATCCTATTTCTGTTTGACCTACAAAATCTACATCAATATGATCGGTGTATACTGTTTCATCAGCTGACGTTAAACCTAGATCATCTAATATTATTTCATCTACTGCCGGAAGGATAATATTTATTGCGTCATCATATCTCGTTGAACCAGTACACGATCCACCACTGATTCCTAACATGGCTTTAACTGTCGATAATGAGCTGAATGTAGGCATATTTATTTACTTTTGGTTGTAGTCTTTTTTCTTGAGGTAGTCTTTTTTCTTGTTGTGGTCTTTTTCTTTGGTTTCTCTTCCACTTCTATCTTATCTTGGTCTGATTTCCATTCTTCATAATCGGTTGTAATATCACTCCACCCTATCATAATCGCATAATCTCTAGCTGGTTTGGTTTTTAACTCTAATCCACAATAGACTCTACCTTTGTATTCTAGTGTTTTTGTTGTATTCCGTTCTGAATAACTTATAAACTCATACGTTAAACTTAAATCTCGATCCGATCTTACTAAGATATATTTCATTTGTTCACTTCCTTTTTATATTGCATGAATATTGCATACTATATTATAACATAAAAAAAGGGAGATCTTACAACCCCCCTTTTAATGAACCAACCTAGAAAGTGATTACACTATTACTATGCAGTAATTTGTGTAATTAACGCAGCTCCCTTAGTATTAGAGAGTACACCGGCTCCGTCCCAGTACATATCAAATTGATCAAACTGTGATGAAGTCTTACTTAGAGGTAAGACCGTTGTAGGTGTCAATTCTGCAATATAGTTGTATCGAGTATTCAATACTAATAAACATGTAGCTGCACCGGAAGTATCTTTAATACAACCACTACCAAAGAAATTTAAGTTATTTGGAATGGCTGTAGATACTACCAAAGGAATTCCGTCATAGGTTCTTACTCTAAATCCAGCTGAGATTTCAACTACATCATTAAAACGTTGTTGTGCTTGCAAAGCTGCATTTACAGACCGGATACCGGCAAAAGAACCAACGATAACAAGATCACCACGTTGAGCTGATCCCTTAACTTTATCAATAGCTTCATCTAGTTTACTCAAAGTAATAGGAGCTGGAGTTGTTGTATTCCCAGCGTTCGGTACTACTTGTGACATATCAAAGTTGTTTACTTGTTGAATGAGTGTTAAAAACCCAGCTGGTGCGTTTGCGTCTGCACTACCTAAAGAGTTAGCACTAATCAAACCCTCTTCAAGAGCATTTGCAAAGTCCTCAGCTTTTGCAGCCATTTCTAATGCTAGAATATCTGCGTAGGTTCTACCAGTAGCTTGCAATTTCCTTGTGATTTTTCCACGAGTTACCAAAGACTTGTAAGGGAATGATACCTGTGCGTAGGTTCCTGTTTCTTCTGTTACAGTAGTAACATCATCTAACCATAACGCACCATTTGTTCCAGCTTCTCTTCGATTGATATACTCAGCGTCACCTTGACCAGCTCGTCTTGGCAATACTGCTTGTAATCCAAACTCACGAAGTGTTAATTGTTGTACTGTTCTATTGATAAAAGTTTGTAATAAAGCTGAACCGGCATTACCGACGTTAATAGCACGTTCAAAACGTTGCTTTGTTGCGTCTGATGTACCTAACCAACTTGATCCTAAATTTGACATTTTTGACTCCTATAATTTAAATATTGATTATGACCAATTTGTGTCTACGTTACCTAGTAAACCATCTTGTTCAGCTGATCTCAATCCACTACACAATAGATCCTTTAGAACATGAACAGATACTTTATTAAGATTTGTTTCTTCACTCAATAGATCTGCATGACGTTTTACTACAGCTGATAGGGATACATACCCTTCTTTTGCACTACGTTCTACCAATCTTTCTATAGCTGTAGTTGCTCCAATCCCTCTATGGATTTGACCTTGAACCATTCCGGTACGTTGTGGCTCTGACAATGCTCTTACAATAAGCTCATTTTGTTTCTCAATAATAGATCTCAATTCCGTTACTTCTGTAGGAAGAGTTTCTTTTACTACTTCTGTAACTTCTTTGGTATCATTCATTGTACTATTAGATCTTGATTCTAGTTTTTCAATTCTTTCAGATAATGGTTTTAAACCTTCTGAAATTGATCGACCTATAAGATCAGCCAAGTTTTTCATATCGTTATCATTCATGGAATTCTCCTTTATGTTTTCTGTTGATAGTATAACATTATTTTCTTCAATTAAATTTTCTTTTTTATTTTCTTGTTTGTTATCCCTTAATTCGGGCGTTTCTTTTTCAAACTTTGCATAATACTGACTCAATACATTATATATAGCTTCTCTTTCATCTTCCGGTACATCAACACCACCTCTAGCACCATTTAAAGCTCCCATAGCTGCTCTTACTCCATTCCATACTACTCTCAACTCTCCATTAATCATCAAAGCAATTGGAAGTTTATAAGCTGCTTTTGTTTCCGGATTAGCCTCACTATCCATGTATAAGTGTGCCATAGCATAACGATCCCAATTATCTAAACCCTCACCTAATACTTCATCTTGTGTCGTTGTATTCCATTCAAAAGGTACGTCTTCAGCTGCTAAAGGCATATTATCATTAAAAGGCATTACATCTCTACCCTCTAATTTATCAAATGGACTATTTTCTATACTTTCCGGTGTAGCTGCCAATTCTGTTTCCTCATCATCATTTGAAGCCATAATTGGTTCGTCTACTATACTATTATGATCCAATTCTCTATTCTCTGTTCTCTCATTTGCCAACTCATCAAATTTCATTTTTGAAGCTTCCATGACTTCCTTCATGTACTCTTCCATAAACTTCTCCATTTGCTCTTTCATTTTCTCTTTCATCTCTTCATGTTCCATGAGTTGTTCCATACCTTCCTTCATTTTCTCTTTCATCTCATGATCCATTAATTGTTCCATTTCCTCTTTCATCTTTTCTTCATAATGAGAATTCATTTCTTCTATCATTTCTTCTTTCATTTTTTCCTTCATTTCTTCTTCAAGATGACCACCCATATTCATTCTCTCTTTTTCAAAAGTAATGATATACTTATCCTCTGTTTCTTGTATCTCTGAAATACTTCTATTTGATATTTTATCTGACTCTTTGCGTACTAAATCTTCCACTTCTATCTTTTTGACTTCGGTGGATTCTTCCTTCGCTTGTTCTAATATCTCTTTTGATTTTGTTTCCATTTGTGATCTCCAATTTGTTAGTATTGTTGAAATAAGTGTACTATCTTTTGAATAAGTAGCCAACCCAACACTATCCGGATTAGCTGGGGCTCTCGTTATAGCAAGATGATCTAATGTCACTGACTTAATGATAACTCTCTCTATCTCACCTTCCATATTCTCTATGACTTCCATATCATTAAACCAACCACCTATAGATTGACCTATAGGTTCTCCCCTTCTCAATCTTTTTACTAACTCTCTCGCTATAGCGTCTTCTCCATATAATCTAGATCTAACCAGTAAACTATACTGTTTATCTCTATCATTATGTGGACTCACTACATCATCTTGTCTTATGTCAGCTTCATAAGTACGACCGATCACCTCATCCCATTCAGCCATACCACCATTAGCTCTACTTGTATGTCTTGGTAATAATGGAATTCCTTTGGTCATTTGCTCTTGCATTTCCATTAATGCGTTATAACTCATTTCCGTTCCATAACTATCTATGGAAGTACTACTAGCGATACCTTCAATAGAATAATACTTAGCTGGTCTTCCTCTTCCATTAATCGCCCTTAATGATTCTTCTACGTCTATCTCTTCATCATTCTCATCAAAAGCTCTTACATTTATATCATTCATTCCAAACTGTATTCTATCTCTTCCCTCTATTCGATAAACCTTTGAACCATTCCTATTTATCTCACCCACACAACGAAACTCTAAACTTTCTGTTCCCATTTTTCTATCCTCTTGTTTGTTTATCTCTTCCCTTATTAAATCTTTCATGTACTTCTCTCCCCTCGATCCTATTACATACCACTTCATTTGTGCAACAACACCAGCTAACCTAAAATCCTCAAAATGCCTAGCTCCCCAAGCTTCTCGAAGTCTTATAGCCTCTTCGTCTGTTTCACTCTCTACGACCCCACCTTGATCTAAAACTTTTGTCAATCTACTATATTGTTTGTTGCCTAATATATTTCCACCACGTTCCCATATACTTGGATAATCTGACTTTATCATATCAGCGAAATCACGATCAAATATGGGATACTCACTATTCCGTAATGATACTTTTAAATCATCACCGGACTTAGGAAAGTTTGTAGGATCTACATCACCTACTGCTCTATCCCCTTCTCCACTCATAGGGTGACTCTTAGGCAATAAATCAGTGTCATGCTTGCCACTTCTAAATCTACCATTCCTCAACGCATATAAAAAACTGTTTATCCGAGCAATAGCCCACTGTTGAGCTGAGGTTACTGTGGGGCGAACACTCTCCGGATTTGTATTGTAAGCTCCGATCCCTCTCCAATATACCATAGCTAAAGTTGGTGGGGTTGTTCTCTTACTATTATCCGATCCTACCTCTTCATTATGCTCTTTTGCTTTATTATCAACGACCTTCTTTGTGGTTTCATTCAAAGCCTCATAAGCTTCCTTCTTGGTCTTAAATCTATCCTCTTGACGTTGATGTATCATATCCTCTGTACTTTCTTCGTCTTCACTATCTCTTTCTGTAGATCGACCCTCTGAAATAAAAGATATCTCTCCACCCATTCCACTATGATTTACACAATAATAATATAATGTCGGTGTTTCATTAGAAGTGTTTAATACTAATTGATGTTCCCTTGTTCCTACTTCTCCTATCCTTTCAACACCAGTTGTATATTCAACTCCACCATTATGAGTACCATCTTGTGTAATACTAAAAGCCATTTGATGATTTATGTTACTCTCAGCTTGTTGCATAAATACATACTTGAATCCACTTAACAAAGACAACCTTTCATGCCTTTTTCCATTCATATAATACTTGCCACTTACTACACTAACATATAATCTTCTATCATACTCATCTGAATCAATCCCACCACTAGGAACTTTATCTATAAAAATATCTCCTACCGATCCGTCTAATTCTCGAATTGAATAATCTCCACTCTTCAAGACTTCTCGTAAAGCTGTTTCTAATACTGTTGATGATATAAACATTTTCATAATACTTTTTCCATACACTCTTATAACATATTTTTTTATATTATGATCTCATTCTTTTTTAATCCAAAACTGTTTCATCATAATCAGTAGGTTTTACCGGTTCAACTGTTACCTCTACCCTTCCACCGTCTAAATCACTACTTCCACCCTCTAAACTTATACTATCAGCTTCTCCTAAATTCTGTACCGGTGTAGGCATACCAGCTACTTCCATTGTTGCTACATCACCACCAAATATAGGCAATAATCCCAATTCTTCTCTTACCTCATTCCTCGTCATTACTCCATTCCTTACATATATCTGATGTTTCGTTGCTAACTTTTGCATGTCATCTGCATTTAATCTAGCTTCTCTATCAAATCTAAATCTAATCTCCTTCGCTATCTCATTCCCAAACAACAAAGGCAATACCCTTGTATTTATTTTTGATTGTAACAATTCTAATATCGGTGTCACCAAATGACTACTAGAAACATCCAATTGAGCTTGAGCTGTCGCTCTATTTATTCCGTCACTTATACCCATTTCTACAGGTTGCACTCCAAAAACACGATATACAGCTCTCCTAATATCACCTATCAACTCTCTCATTTCTATATCTTTGGGTGTCCTCTTTAACTCTAACCACTTCGCACCTACACCACTCGGATCCGGTGTCGTCATTACCCTTATCTTATGATCTTGACCCCTCAACATTTGCATATCTGCTTTAGCTTCATTTGCCGCCCTTCCACTTATACCAGCTAATACTAAAATGCCCGGCGGTATCTCATCAGCATCCAAACTCAACATAGCATGTTGACTACCTCGCATTAATGCTATTACTTCATTTACCAAAGCTTCTAATAACGGATTTCCTATATTATCCGTTGTATTCGGATATAAACTAAAAAATAATAACTGATTAGGTTTAAACTTGATTACACTCGTAGGAGTTGATCCCATTGTACCAACATAATCACCATTACTATACATGTTCTGTTCATAATTGATTATCCTTCCATGTTCATTCATTACAGGATTTACTGTGGATCCTCGCAAGGGTACTAACTCACTTAACTGTTTGTTCTTATCATAAACTATCTCTATAGCTCCCCTATCATATACCAGTACATCAGTTAAAAATGCCGTCATAATCTCTTGCCATGTATCTCCATTCTTACTAGGCATACTTAAAAATGATGTTCCACTCTTACATATATCACTTAAATCCTTCCACCCTTCCTCTTGTGGTGATCTCTTCGGTTCTACTACCCAATCAAATGTAGCTACTCTCCTTACTATACTATCTATAGAAGCCCTTACATCACTACAACGTCTATATATCTCCCACAATTGACCGTCTGATAACTCCCTTGTTGTTCTCTCATAATCTCCACCATATAGAACATCACTGCCACCATACAAATCCGTATAATAATGCAAACCCTTTCTAGCTCTATTTGCTATTCCACCCCACGAACCACGATCTATTCGCTCTAATGTCTTTTTTCCTATCTCTATCCTTCTATTTGCTATCTTTATACTCATCACTATCTCCTTTTTTCTCTATTATATCACTATCCAAATGTTCCATTCATATTCATCAT